TGGATGGGATGGCGTAAACCCAACCGATGACCCTTCGGGCCTTGGTTATGGCAGTGGTCTGGATGGCACTGCACCAGCCGCAATGGGCAAAGACCCTTCGGGCCTTGGTTATGGCGCTATGGATGTCGATTACAGTGCGTATGAGGGTACGCAGTTTAGCCCGACAACCCCCGCACCAACCACAACACCCCCACCGCCCCAAGTCAGCAAGTACGACCAAAAACAGTTCTACTCCGCCCTTGATGATCCAGATGCTTCGCTTAAATCTAAGGGCTTGGAAATACAGGGCTTCCTTAATCATATCTCACGGAAAAACTATACCGATCAAGGATTCTTTTCAAAGTTGGGCCTTCTCAGTTCAAAACTCAATCAGCGACAGCAAATTGAGCAAATAGAGAACTTCATGGCTAAAAAAGGCACTCAATTAAGTATTGAAGCCTTGAACCAAGCACATTCCAAGCAGATCAATGAGAATCCGGGTTTCAGATCATTCTTGCCGGGGTACACGGCAATCAATGCATTGATGACAGCGATTGGTTTGCCCGGTCAACACACGCATCCCGATGTTCAAGCCTTGTACGACCAGATGGAAAAGTTGGGCATGATCGAAAGAACTCGCCCAGAACAAGAATCGTGGACTGAGGCGCAGAAAAAGGCTCATTGCGAAGCAAAAGAAGGTTGGTCGTGGGATTCTAAATTACAGGCTTGTGTAAAGGGGAAGATGCTCTACAACGTCCATACTGGCCAATACGATATTTCCCCCATTTGAAATCAACTTACGTCCCTGAAAAAAATTGGAAGGACTTAACTGATAAAGATCTTGGTGGCGAGCGGAAAAACACAGTTTGCCTTGTTCGATATGGTGGTTTCGGTGATCTAGTCCAAATTTCATCCATATTTCCCTTAATCAAAGCACAGGGGAAAAGGGTCTGTGTCAATGTGACAGAGAACGGTATTGACCTACTTCACGGTGACCCTAACGTTGATGAACTCTTAATCCAGAAAACCGATCAAGTTCCGAACAATGAGTTAGGGCCGTATTGGGATAGGCTCGCCCCTCTGTTTGACCGTTTCCATAATCTTGGGGGTGTGATCGAACAGCAGTTACTCTGTCTTCCTGATCAAGATATTTATAAGTGGTCACAGGCAAAGCGCCACAAGAAACTCAATAAGAATTACGCTGAAGCCCTGCACGATGCGGCAGAAGTCGAGCGTCGATTTAAGAATAAATTCTACCCAACTACTTTAGAGAAAAAGTGGGTTAAGAAACAGCGTAAGAAGATGCGCTTGGATGGAGCCTATACCGTCCTGATTGCTTTATCAGGTTCTTCTGTCCACAAGGCGTATCCGTTCATGGATAACGTGATGGCGGCACTACTCGTTACCCACCCCGATATTCGCTTCATTATGGTAGGTGATGAGGCTTGCCAGATACTTGAGGCGGGATGGGAAAAAGAAAAGCGAGTATTCCTAAGAAGTGGTAAGTGGAGTATCAGGGAAACCCTCGCATTTGCTCAACGATGCGACATGGTAGTGGGGCCAGAAACGGGCGTGTTGAATGCTGTTAGTTCAGAGGATTTAGCAAAAATTGTGATGCTTTCCCATTCATCGCCTGAAAATCTCACGAAGCATTGGATTAACACAACCGCACTAGAACCCACAGACGTTGGTTGCTTTCCGTGTCACCAGATGCACTATGGATTTAAGAACTGTAATCAGGATGATCGAACAGGTGGCGCTATGTGCGCTGTAAATATTGCCCCCGATGATGTGGTCTATGCCATCGAACAGCACAAAGATATGAAATATGAACTTCCTTCAATTATCGCAAGCCGTTAGGCAAGAAGTCGGTGTATCTGGCACAGGGCCAAGTACCGTCTTGAATCAAGAAGGCCAATTAAAGGTTATTGTCGATTTCGTTGCGGAGGCTGACTACCAGATTCAGAGCCTTTGGCATGATTGGGATTTCCTCTGGAGCCAATACAGTTCCACCCTATCCACCGGAACAAGAGCGCCAGCCACTGCCAAGCCGACTGATCTAGGTAATTGGGATATGCGGTCCTTCTATCTGGATTACACATCAGACGATTCCACACATCTCACTCCGTTGAGTTATGTCGAGTATCGAACTGATCACCGACAAGGCACTGCGACAAATTCAACACCGACCTATGTTGTTGTTCAACCAGATAGTAATCTTATCGTTGACCCACCACCCGATAAGTCCTACACCATCACGGCTGATTACTGGAGTACTCCAACAAAACTCGCCGCCAATACCGATAACTCTGCAATCCCAGTGCAGTATCACCGCATTGTCGTTGCGAGAGCGAAGACGATGTGGGCGGAACGTGAAGAGGCTCCAGAAATACTCCTAGCCTCTTCGGCGGAATATCAAGACCTACTCGACAAATTGGAATCACAAGCCCTGCCCGGTCAGAGAACTAGACGCTTCGGCAACGTAGATTCTGATCAGGTTGTACAGGTTATATGACCAATATTTATGCCGACCTAATTAGTCGGTCTTCGTTCTCTGCGTCCTCTATGAGGGCGAAGTACTTCCCCTTTCGGGGTGGAGAGATTCTAACCGACCCCGCGTTATCGCAAGAGCCGGGAAGTTTGCTGTACGGAAAGAATTACGAGGTCTACCCGGAAGGTGGCTACAGAAGAATAGACGGGTACGAGAGATATGATGGACGTACAAAACCGTCAGAGAGTCTTTACTACATTCTTGAGTTCGACACCGGGACGACAGCGGCAGTTGATACTGATACGATCACCGGGGCCACATCTGGAGCGACTGCCGAACTCATTGCAGACGCAGTAGTCGAAAGCGGGACATATGGTGGTAGCGATGCTGTCGGGTATATGGCTGTGGCGTTGCTGTCAGGTACTTTCACAGTGGGGGAGAATATTCAGGTCAGTGCCTCTACGGTTGCTGTGGTTAAAACCGCTGAAAACGCGCTTGGCGCAACCACCGATGCGCTTGATACCACTTATACACAAGCGGGGATTGAACGCGCAAGAACTAAGATCGGCACAGTAACCGGATCAGGCCCGATACGGGGCGTGTGGGTTTACAACGGCTCGACTTATGCCTTCAGAGATAACGCGGGTGCGACTGAGTGTAAGATGTTCAAAGCATCTTCCTCTGGTTGGGCGGCAGTCGATCTTGGTCAATACATCAAGTTTAATACTGGGAGTGCCGCTGTAACAGAAGGCGCTACGCTAACTGGCGCTACATCAAGTGCAACCGGCACTGTAAGGCGTGTTGCAATCAGAACAGGCACGGTTGGCGGCAGTGATGCAACCGGCGTGTTCGTCCTTACAGGTGTAACAGGGACATTCCAGTCTGCCGAAAATCTGCAAGTCAGTGCCTCTACGGTGGCCGTGTCTACAAGCGCACTGGTCACTGTCGCACTAATTCCCGGTGGAAGATATGAGTTCGTCAACTACAACTTTGGCGGTTCCTCATCGACAAACCGACTGTACTGGGTCGATGGGTTTAACACAGCATTTGAGTTTGACGGCACATATGCCGTCCCATTGTTCACAGGGATGTCGGTTGACACACCGAAACATTTAGCCGCGCATAAAAAGCATCTTTTCCTCGGGTTCCACAAAGGTTCACTACAGCATTCATCTATAGGTGACCCCTACGGATGGAGTGTAGTTACAGGCGCGAGTGAGTTAGGCACTGGTGACGAGATTTCAGGGCTTCAGGTTATGCCCGGTGATGCGATGGCGATCTTTAACAGAAACCGCATCTACATACTGTATGGAACAAGTTCAGCAGATTGGAACCTGAAAACCTTTTCGGACAATTCTGGTGCGATTGAGTGGACGATCCAGAACCTAACTGAAACCATGTTTTTAGATGACCGTGGTGTAACGACCTTCTCAGCGGTCAATGCTTACGGCGATTTCACCATGAACGCCATCAGCAAAAAGATAAAACCGCTCATTGATGACAAGAAGGGGTTATCTATAGCCTCAATCAGGGTGAGAAAGAAAGGGCAGTACCGTCTATTTTTTAACGATGGCACGGCTATCTACGCCACATTTTCGGGAAACAAGTTGGCGGGGTTTATTCGTATTGATTTAGATAAAGTTGTTTATACAGTCTGCTCTGCCGAAGACACAGATGGAAATGAGATTCTGTTTTTCGGATCAGACGATGGCTATATCTACCAACTGGACGCTGGCACATCATTTGATGGCTCAGAGATTGAAGCAATACTCCGACTCTCGTACTACCACTTTGATTCCCCCACCAGAGATAAGCGGTTCCGCAAGATTCAGTTCGAGATGTCAGGAGATTCAAGCATTGCGCTCCAGTTCCAGCCTGACTTCTCTTATGCAGATGCAAACGTGCCGGAGGCTCGCACCCGTGACCTTTCAGTTCAAGGTAGTGGTGGGTACTGGAACATCCATAACTGGGATAACTACAACTGGAGCGGGCAAGTTATTTCAACCGCAGAAGAAAATTTAGATGGGGTCGGAACCAATATGGGTATTCTCGTTCTCTCTGAAGCAACCTATGAGCAACCGCACATCTTACAAGGTGTGACGGTTCACTACAGTCCACGGAGGATTCGCCGTTAATGGCTAACGATTATTACACTAGGCAAGGCTCCTACACGAAAGGAACTCTTGCAAGAGGCGACGTTGTTAAGAGTGATTTCGATGCCCTCGTTACGGCATGGGATACGGGCCAAACAAATATAAAACGCGCAATCAAATTGCCTGATGAATCAACTGATTTCGAGTTCACTGAAAATGCGGCCGCTAGAGCAAGCAAGGCTATAGGGTTCGATAGTTCTGGTGACCTGGAACTCCAGACCGGAGTAGGTAGTTGGGAAGGCACTTGGGCGACCACCACTGCATACGAACTACGGGATGTCGTAGTAGACGGGGCGGCTGGAGCCAGTACCGATAACCTCTATGTCTGTATCGTTGCCCATACGTCAGGCACTTGGTCAACCGATCTTGCCGCCGCAAAGTGGGAGTTGATGGTAAACGTCAGCGAGGCCCGTGATTGGGCGAGAAAGACGGATGGGATTGTCGATTCCACGGATTACAGTTCCAAAGCATGGGCAGTCGGGGGGACTGATGTCACCACCACGGCATCAAGAGGCGCGGCTAAAGAATGGGCCACCTCTACTGGAGCGGCTGTTGATACCAGCGAATTCTCCGCTAAAGAATACGCGCAGGGAACGCAAGCCTCAACAGGTGGGTCTGCAAAGGATTACGCACAGAAAACCGATGGCGGTGTTAGTGGCGCTACGTCAGATCACTCAGCAAAAGCATGGGCAGTCGGGGGGACTGGAATTTCGGACACGGCCTCCAAGGGCGCGGCTAAAGAGTGGAGCGTCGAGACTTCTGGAACCGTAGACGGCACTTCATACTCATCAAAAGAATATGCTCAAGGGACACAGGCTTCTACCGGAGGCTCTGCTAAAGACTTTGCACAAAAAACAGACGGCGGCGTAAGCGGTTCGACATCGGATCATTCGGCAAAATCTTGGGCAGTCGGCGGTACGGGGATTTCCACAACCGCATCAAAGGGTGCGGCGAAAGAATGGGCCGTGGCTTCTGGGCTTGTTGATACCGCCAGTTATTCATCGAAAGAATATGCTCAAGGAACGGAGGCAAGTACGGGCGGCTCATCTAAATCCTGGGCGCAAGACGCTGACGCTGTAAACGGAGCGGGTACTGATGATCGTTCTGCGAAGGCATGGGCGCAAGGCGCATCGATGACGGGCGCAACTTTGGGCGGGAGTTCGAAGGATTGGGCGCAGACCGCAGAAGATTCCACAGTGGATGGTAGCGAATACAGTGCTTTACACTATTCGGCTAAAGCAAGCGCAAGTTCCACCGCGGCCTCGACAGCGCAGACCGCCGCTGAGACAGCAGAGACAAACGCTGAAACTGCACAAACGGCGGCAGAGACAGCACAGACTGCCGCCGAAACCGCAGAGACAAACGCTGAGACAGCAGAGACAAACGCTGAGACAGCAGAAACGAACGCTGAAACTGCACAGGCCGCGGCTGAAACCGCACAAACGGCGGCAGAGACAGCACAGGCCGCGGCTGAAACCGCAGAAACGAATGCCGAAACCGCAGAAACGAATGCCGAAACCGCAGAGACAAACGCTGAGACAGCGGAGACAAATGCTGAAACCGCACAAACGGCGGCAGAGACAGCACAAACTGCGGCTGAAACGGCAGAAACGAATGCAAGCGCCAGTGCAACATCAGCAAGTTCATCGGCTACGAGTGCCGCCGCATCAGCCACATCAGCCGCCGCCAGTTACGATTCATTTGATGATCGGTATCTCGGCGCGTTCAGTTCCGCGCCAACACTTGATAATGACGGCAACTCGCTGACTGACGGTTGCCTTTATTTTGACAACACGATCCCGGCGTTACGTGTTTATGATCTGTCGGGAACATCTTGGCAGACGATCACTGTTGACACGGATGTAAAGGTAAGTGTTTCATCGAACGACACAACACCCGGCTATCTCAACGGGAAGTTGGTCGAAGGGGCGAATATCACATTTACGGAAACCAATGACGGCGGCAACGAAACCTTATTAATAGCGGCCACAGACAATAGTGCCGCAATGGCACTGGCATTAGGAGGCTAGAAAAAGATGGCAAATGCATTTAAGAACGCCGGGGCCGCGATAGGGGCATCAAGGACTGATGTGTACACCTGTCCATCCGCCACGGAAGCCGTAATTCACGCGGTGTACCTGTCCAATGTGGACGGAACATCCAGCGTGGACGCGACTATAGAGGTGTACGACAATTCTGGAACGACCTACTACCATGTGGGGAAGACAATCCCCGTCCCAGCGGATTCAACCTTGGTTCTGGATAAACCAATCAACCTTGAAGCCTCGGACAAATTGACGATCACGGCAAGCGCCGTGTCAGACCTTGAGTGCTTTATCAGCGTGTTAGAAATAACATGAGTTACATAGGCCGCATCGAACAGAAAGCGTCTGACATAAGGAGGGTTAACGTAACAGGCTCAACGTCTGCTACGCATACACTTACTTGGACACCCGCAAGTGAGCAATCCCTGATTATCACAATAAATGGGGTTAAACAGCAGAACAACTATACCGTATCCGGCGTGACCCTTACTCTGGATACTGCGCTTATTACTACTGATGCGATGGAGGTTATTGGAATCCTCGACATAGGAGAGGCTGTTACTCCTCCTGATGACTCTATTACCACTGCTATGGTTAAGGATGATGCCATAGATGCTGACAAACTAGCCAACTCAATCAATACCGAGATCACGGCTAATACG